GGAAGGCGACTGCCTGCCAGCGGTTCACGGCGCCATCTATGCCGATGAAGTGGCCAAGGCTGTCGAGTCGGGCAGAATCTGCCCGGTGCCCTACGATCCCGGCCTGAAGGTGCACGCAGTCTGGGACCTGGGCTGGAATGACAGCATGTTTATCGTGCTCGTACAAAAGCACTTGAGCACGCTTCGGGTGATAGAGGTCATCGAGGACGATCACAAGACCTACGATTGGTATTCCGCCGAGCTAAAGAACAAGCGTCTGAACTGGGGCAGTCTGTGGCTACCCCATGACGCCATGCACGCCACGCCGGAAACCGGCAGGACGCCGCGCCAGATTCTGACTAGCCTGGGCTGGACGTGCCAGCCGATCCCCAATCAGTCGGTCGAGACGGGTATCAAGATGGCCCGCATGGCATTCGGTCAGGTCTATTTCGACAAACAGAAGGCAGACAGGCTTATCCAGTGCCTTAAGAGATACCGCCGGAACATCCCGACTACCACGGGTGAACCGTCAACCCCGATCCATGACGAGTTCAGTCACGGGGCCGATGCTTTCCGTTATCTCGCCCTAGTCGCTCCGAAGCTGACTAACGAAGAGATATTCGCCAAGAAACTGAAGTACGACAATGCCGGCATTGTTTGACTACAAAGCCATTTGGGACGGTGGATATGGCAAGAGATATCGGAAGATACTCGCCGCCAAAGCCCCGGAGCATAGAAAAGACAAGGCACTTGCGCGATTGTGGAAACGCAGTGTTATACTTTCGCAACTAACGCAGCATCCGCAACGGACTGCGGTTTCGGTGCCAGCCGAATAATGCCTTAGCGCACTCGCTGCACCCCGGTGCTAATCACATAGGGGAATCTGCAATGAGTATGGCGCTAATCGCTGAATTGAATCGAATCCGGGCCGAGCTAGAAGCCCTGCGCCTGAGTTATCGCGCGCTCCAAGAGCGTGTGCAAGCCCTAGAGGCTGCCGAGCCCGTTGAACTGCCACCGCGCCGCCCAGGCCGACCGCCGAAGGTGACGCAGCAGTGAGCAAGGAACTGATCGCCGCTATCGAGTCGCAAGAGGCTCTAGCGGACGCCTCTGGCGAACTGGCCGAGGCGCGGGAAGAGGCACTAGATCACTACCTTGGCAAGCCCTACGGCAATGAAGTAGATGGCCGGTCATCGGTGGTCATGCGCGATGTCGCAGACACGGTGGAGTGGATCAAGCCGAGCCTGATGAAAATCTTCGCCAGTGGCGATGAGGTTTGCAAGTTTGACCCGCAAGGCCCGGAGGATGTGCAACAGGCAGAGCAGGAGACTGCTTATTGCAACTACATCCTGAACCAGAAGAACAACGGGTTCTTGATCCTGCACGATTGGTTCCACGACGCTCTATTGCAGCGTAACGGATACGTCTACGTCGAGCACAAGATCGAGAAGCGCCCGAGCAAAGAGCGCTATCAAGGGCTTTCGGATGACGAGCTAGCCCTTCTCATGCAGGGCGAACCAGAGGTTCTGGAGCACGAAGCCGTGCCGACCGACCTTGGAGTTGTTCACAACATCACCATCCGCAAACTGGAAGAGCACGGCAACACGGTGATTTGTGGTGTTGCTCCTGAACGAGTCAAGGTCGCGGCGGATTGGGACAAGGTAAGCCTGCAAGGCTGTCCGTTTGTCGAAATCGTCAGCTACCCGACGATTACTGAACTGCGTCAGAACGGTTATGACGTTGACGACGACATCAGCGACACCGGTGGTGGTCAAGAAAACAACTTCCGCATGCAGGCGCGGGATGAGTCGTCTGACCCGGAGGACCAAGGTGCAGACCCGGCTACCCGTCGAGTACGCACCCGCTATATCTGGATGCTCTTCGACTATGACGAAGATGGCATTGCAGAGCTTCGCAAGGTTGTCATTGTCGGCACCACGATCCTCGAAAACGAGGAAACCGACCTAACGCCGGTCGCGTCGATCACCCCGCTGCGGATGCCACATGAGCATAACGGGCAGTCGATTGACGACATCGTTGCTGACTTGCAGTTGATCCGCACCACGCTAACCCGTGGTTTCTTGGACAACATGTACTTGGCGAACAACGGCAGGTTCGCAGTCGATGCAAATGTCGTCTCGCTCGATGACATGCTTGTGTCTCGCCCCGGCGGGTTGGTGCGAGTCAACGGTCCCGCTCAGGGCGCCATTGTTCCATTGCTCCACCCGCAAGAGGGCGGCTCGATCCTTCAGGCTATCGAGTACGTCGATACGGTCAGGGAAAACAGGACGGGCGTAACCAAGTACAACCAAGGGCTAGATAGCCAGTCGCTAAACAAGACGGCCCACGGCATGAATCAGATCATGTCGGCGAGTCAGCAGCGGATTGAACTGATTGCCCGCATGTTTGCGGAAACCGGCGTCAAGGAACTGATGCTGCTGATTCACGCAATCAGCATCGCCAACGGTCGCAAGCCGGAAATGATCAGGCTTCGGGATGAGTGGATCGCTGTCGATCCCAGATCTTGGAAGACCCGCTTCGACGTGAGCGTAAGTGTTGGTCTGGGAACTGGTGATCGCGCCCAGCAGGCCCAGCAACTGACACAACTTCTGATGATGCAGAAGGAAGGCTTGCAGATAGGTCTAGCGACCCCGCAGAACATTTACCACGCTGCGGTGAAGTTCACTCAGTCTATTGGCTACAAAGACGCCGAATCGTTCTGGACCGACCCCAGCAGGCAGCCCCCGCAACCGCCGCCGCCGAATCCAGACATGGTGAAGGCGCAGGCCGACATGCAAAAGACTCAGATGCAGCAACAGGCCGACCAGCAGAAGTTTGTCGCTCAAGCCACGCTGACCAAGCAATCTGAAGAAACAAAGATTGCGGCGCAGCAGCAGATGGATCGCGAGCGCATGGCATTTGAGGCATCGGAGAAGGAAAAGGACCGCGCGCTACAGATTGCATTGGCAGAGATTGCCAAGCAAAAGGACGTGGAACTGGCACGCACGAAGGAAGACTTCGCATTGCAAGGGGTCATGCATCAAGAGCACGTCAGACAGATGCAATCCGCGCAGAAGGACACGCTTGGGCAGGACGTTTCCACTACTCAAGCCACCTTGCAGCAGGTTATAGAAGTCGTGCAGCAGCTTGCGCAGGCTATCAACGCACCGCGCAAGGTGGTTCGTGACAAGACAGGTCGAGCGGTCGGGGTTGATGTTGGTGGAACCATTCGGCAGATCGAGCGCGGTCCTGACGGTCGAGTAATGGGTCTGCAATGAACGGGCAGGTATTCACCACGATGGGCTGGCTGCCGGCAGAAGAGGTGATCCTGCAAGTCACGGTGACATACGAAGACGACAAAGCCAAGGCAGAGCGTACCGACAAGTACCTTAAATCAACCGGCGAGTGGGTCGGCAACGATCTGAACGTCATCATCAAAACAGGACACGAGTTCAACTTTGAACTTGGGTCTTTTGCGTAGGAAGTGAAATGGCTAATACACAGGCGATCAGTGGAACGATGAAGCAAGTTGCGCTAGGCGCTGTCGTTGACGGCAAATCGCTGAAGGCGGCGCTTTATCTGGCATCGGCCACGACCAACGGCACGAATACCGTTTACACGGCTACCGGCGAGGTTTCCGGGACGAACTACACCGCTGGTGGTGTGAGCGTCACCAACGCCAACACTGCCGGATTGACCAGCACTACAGCCTATTGGACGCCCAGCGCTTCGATCACCTACACCACGGTGACACTGAGCACGGCATTTGACGCGGTGATGATCTACAGCACCACGGACACGAACCGCAATCTCGGTGTGTTCACGTTCGGCAGTCAGACGATCACGGCGGGAACGCTGACCCTGACCATGCCGACGAATGACAGTTCCACAGGTCTGATTCGCTTCGCCTAAGGGGTAGCACATGGCACTGACACCAGCACAGCAGGCCGCGCTGAAGGCCGCGATTGCCGCAGACCCGACGCTGAACGCCTACCCGAACACTGGCGACGGCGCTTTCGACATGGCGCGCGACAAGTTGAACCAACTGGCGAGCCCTGCCTTCGTGGTTTGGGAAAACCAGATGACGCCGGCCAAGTACGAAGCCGGCCTGATCGCTGGCGCCACGCAGATCGACGCACTGACGCAAGGCAAGCGCGACGAGCTTTTTATGATCGGGCGCAATACCCGCGATTGCAGCGACGTGAACGTACGTGCTGCCATTGACGACGCCACGGGATCGCAGAACACGCTGAAGGCTGCCTTAGTGGCAGTGACGAAGCGAAATGCGCTGCTGATCGAGAAGATTCTGGCGACCGGGACGGGGACCACGGCAAGCCCAGCCACGCTGGGTTATGCCGGCACGATCAACTACGTGGACGTGCAGAACGCGCGGAATAGCTGATGGCAACGATCCTCACCACTACCTATGACAGCACCAGCGACACCACAGCGCTAACTTGCACGCTGGCATCGCTGGCGACGAGTTCCGGTCTGTTGGTGGGGCGTGAATCCACTGCCGTCACCAACGTATCGAATTTGTACGTTGACGCACTGGTGTCGGGGCAGATCACCACGGGCACCAGCCCGACAGCCGGCACGATTGAGGTGTGGGCCTACGCGCTCATCAAGCATGCCACCAGCACTCCGACCTACCCGAGCCCGGTGACGGGTACGGATGCCGCAATCACCTTCGTTGCGGAAACCAAGCCGCGCGTATTGGTGACTGCGATCACCACCAACGCCACCAGCAACACGGCGTATTCGATCCAGCCGGTTTCCATCGCGTCGCTGTACGGCGGTGTGCTGCCTATCAAGTGGGGCATCGTGGTGATCCACAACACCGGCGTGAACCTGAACGCGACGGCGGGGAATCACTGGCTGCACTATCAGGGCATCAAGTTCACCAGCACCTGACGAGCAGAAATGGCCATCGTTAGGCGCGTTCCTTGGGTGAGTCAGCCGCAAGACGCTGAGTACGCAAGGGTAAATCCGGCCATCCCGGCGCCGTCCATTCTGTTCTTCGGCAACGCGCCGCAGAGACAGGCTGCAGACCGTGCGGTAGTTCTAAATTCGTGCGTCCTCAAATCAGGGGAAGGCGGTGTAGGTGCGTCATTTTCATCTGGCGGCTACGCCTCACTGACCACCAACGCCGACAAGTACCTATCGACGACTGGCGGCAGCGCGCTTGTTGTCATGTCACGGAACGGAGCTGCGCAGGCTGCTACGGCATTTGCGTTTGGCACGTACACAATCAGTGCGTATCGGTTCAGTGCCCACATACCATATTCCGACGATCTCATCTATTGGGACTTCGGCGATGCCACCGGCCCAAACAGGTTGAGCGTCGCCTCTGGCATCGTCCAGAACAGAGTGCATGCGTTCGTGCTGACGGCCGGTGCGGCTGGGATGCGCATCTACCGTGATGGACAGTTGATCGCGTCGTCGTCCACGGCGGTCACGCGGGGGAACCCGACCGGTTGTTTTTTCGGTGTCGGCATCGACCCCAACAATAGTGGCTCTGTCACTTCGATGGCGGACACGGCGGCCACGTACTACCAACAGGCGTTTTGGAATAACCAACTGCCGGATGCGCTGGCGCTGTCGCTGTCTGCCAACCCGTGGCAGCTATTCGCTCCCCTCCCGCGCCGCATATGGGTTCCTGCTGCTGGGGGTTCCGGTGGCACCGCAGCACTAACGGGCTCTTCCGTTGCGGCATCGGCTGGCA